GGCTTTACCTGCCTGTAAGAACTCATTAGCATCCTTATACTTGTCATGGGGTACACGGTACACCTTGTTAGGGTACATCTTAGCTATCCGTTGGGAGATAGCATTGCCAGCCTCATCATTGTCAATAGACAAGACTATCTTATCGAATGATGACAACCACTCGTGCACGTTTTCCCACAGCTTACGGCTAGGGTTAGCTGAGGGTAATGACACAACAGGGTTAGAATACTTAGGGTTGTGCAGTATCTGATACACTGACATGGCATCCAGTTCACCCTCAGTTATGGTGACAGTCTTAGATGTTCCAGCATTCCATAGGTTCATGCCGAATAGTTCATCAGTCTTAAAGTCTTTGGCGCTGAACTCTTTAGGGAAGTACCGTGTCTTCACACCACCTGAGGGGTAGACATAGTTCTGGTACTGTTCTTTGCCTTCACTGTTCAGGTAGGTATGGCAGTTATAAAACTGCATAGTGTCAGCAGTAATGCCTCGCATACCACGATAGATAGCTGTCATCTTTTCCAAGGGTACTACCTCAAGTTTATTATACGCTTTTGCTACCATGTTTTCTATCTTATCCCAGTCTGTTTTGGCTGGCTCTCTGTGACCACACCCAAAGCAATAGGCATGTCCATCTGAGTACCTAGCTAGGTTATCTCTTGAACCACACTCAGGGCATGGTTCTTTGCTGACAAAATGGTTGTCTTCATATGTCTTCGTTTTCATCTTCTGTTACTCCACTTCCATCACACATGTAGCACAGCACTTTCTCTGTGTCAAGGTAGCCTATGTCTCTATCGAAACTCATTCGCTTGGGTACGTCAACCTCGAACTCACCATCACCTTGACACTCAGGGCAAACTTTATCCGTCATCTTTACGCACCCATGCACGATCATCGTCAGGTAACACACAAGGAAACCAAGGGCAAGACCCAGAACCATCAGGATCTTTCTGAAACCTTAGGTCAAGGGAACTTTTTAACTCATAGGAATGAGTACGCAATGTACGCAAGTCAGATAGGTTTACATCTAGCACTTCACCTGCATCATCTAGCATAGTGTTTAGAGCATTATATAAATCACATAACTCTTGCGCCTCAGTCCGTGTCAGTGTCGTATGTATATTTTTATCTGTCATAATATTTTTCCTCTTGACAAGTATGATATTCTTCGTATAATAGGGCTGCGTCCTGCGCAGGGTACAACCCTTCTATATATTCTTGATCATCGTCTGTATCATAGTCTAATTCCAAGAACTCTTCAACGTCTCTTACGCATTTTATTATTGATCTTATCACCTTCTATACCCCACTTCCAATTCTTATAACACTTCCAACAATGATCCTTTCCTAACACCGTGTCAATAGCTGACACAATATTATATTTATTTTTTATGTACCACTCAAAGTTTCTGGCGCTGAATGTTTGGTAAGGTTGTCCACCTAGTATTGCGTTAAGTGTTACTGACAACCCTAGCCCTATGTTATATATATACTTAGGCATCTAAAAGTTTGTTAGCTGTCTTGCGGATCTCAGCCTCAAGAGCTAAGTGTTGGTCTGACAACATCTTAAGCTTGGCCTCAAGTCTTTTCTTTTCTAGCTTGTGCATAAGCAATTTGTTTTCTTTCAGAACCTGAATACGGTATGCGATACGTTCAACGTATTCATTCAAGTCATGGGCTATTTGTTCCCGTGTCTTGGTATAGTAATGTTCTTTTATATAGTCATCCATGTTGGCATAGTTGTAAGTGAACATTGAAGCCCTTTCCATATGCTTTACATGGCGTGTGTATAGGTGTGGTTTAATAGCTTTCACGATAGGTTTAGTCATCTTCTTAGTTCCTTTCTAAAGGTTAATATTTTTTTACTTTTTCTACGATAGTATCGATCATGTTATTGAGTGTGTAACATATCCGACAGTCTTTGCATTGCTGACCTGTACAGTTTTGCATCTCCTTTCTATCATCTTCTTGCACGTTGTTGAACGTCTTGTCAAAGCCTTTAGGTGGCTTGGACATTATGTGACCCTTCTTAGGGTTTGAATAGATCAAGTTTAGATTAGCTGGTTTGTCATTAGACCTTAGCCATCTATTAACAATGTCTACTCTCTTAGTCCATAGTGCAAAGACGCACCACGGATTATCCTTGACAATAGCCATGAGGTTTTCCATATGCTGCATGTTTATCAGTTCACCATGAGCATTGAACCTAAACATAGCCGCAGTTATCCTAGGTATTTCATGCAGTTCTAGGGGTCTACCTGACAATAGGTCACTGTTGCGTTGCAATGCGGGTTGCATATTCTTGCGGTATGTCCTGAGCATTGTGTGACTATAGCAGTCACCGCATATGTTCTCGCCTGTCAGTTTACCTTTGGCGTGTTGTTTGATACAGTAATCGTTAGTCGCTGTATTGGTCGAGATAGCTTGAAACTCCGCAAGCTTACCCGTCATCTTACTGATATGAACTGCTGGTTTTGCCATCTTCTTAGTTCCTTTCCAAAGGTTATTTAGTCATTTCATTTATCAAGTCTTGGCTTACTACCCTGCCAACATCTTTACCACCTAAGTATTTGTTGATGTGTTTAGATGTGGTGGGGGAATAATTCTTATCTGTACGGAATGCACCTTGGTCATCCCACCCCGCAACTGGTGTTTCATAACTGAACAGAACTGATGTGCTGTTGATTGTCAACTCTGTCATGTTTGAACCTATTTGTTTAAGTCTCATCTTATTTTTCCTTTCACAAGTCTAGAATTACCCTTGAATCTTTTTAACAGTTTGTCAACCTTTATTCTGCTGTTGGTTGAATAGTAACTGAACATGAAGCCCTCATCGTCATATAATTCTACGGTATATGCCATCACAAGTAATGCTCTTTGATGACAAGAACCTTGCTAGTTATGTCTTCTGAATACGATGTATTCTTAGACACAGTTATATCGTAGTATGGAAAAGGGAACTGTGCGTTAAGATCATCCACCAACTGATGTAGAGTGTGTTCATGTTCGTGGTAGATCCTGAAATAAAATTCGTAGTTGTATTCTTCACTACGATATCTACGTTCTTTTGTTCTCTTGGCTACGTTTATCTTAAACTTTTCCATTAGCTTATTCCTTCTGATGTATTCAGTAAGACACAGCCCAACCCATATGTCAAGCATAAGTTTAGGTTGGCCTAAATTAGCTAGGCTGTGTTCTATCTGTTGGCGTCCCTTTCTGTTGTGTCTTTCTTAGAGTCTGTTTTATTTTCGTTTGTTAGTCAAGTCTTTATTTTATTTTAAGTGATAGGGCTTTTCACCGTATCCGTCGAGAGTGCTCAAAGTTTAAAGGATCAAGGCGGTTATGCTACTCTTTAGAACTTGTCTGCTGTCTTTCGATGATTAAAGATTGACATAGGGGGACGAGAAAGACAATGGCAATAAAGTATAGGGTAGATAGTCCATAAGTATAGGTTATCTGTTCATGGTTTGTTCTATTTATATATTATAATGAGTACTATCTAAGTGTTATAGTATAACATCTCACATGATACCCTAAAGGATATATTAAAAAATACTAAAGGCTCTAGGGATTATACGTTGGTATATACTATTAGTATCAATGGGTTAGGATATTCTCTAAGGGTGTAGGTGTATTTCCGAACGGGTATATTTGTGATCACAAAAGGGATATTCCAGCAAGTAATCTCTATTTGTGATCACATTTAGGGTGGGGGGTTACTTTTTGTGATCACATGCGAGGGTCGATGCGGGGGTTAGGGGGTGCCTTATGTATGTACAATGCGTAAAGAAATTTTCTCAATAAAATTCCCAGCATGTAAAATTTATCTGATTAACTGACAACAGATAAAACAAAACCCCCTGCTAGGAAAACAACCTAGAGGGGGTGAATCTGTACTTGATTACTTAAAGTAATTACTTAAAGTAAGAGATATATATTATAGTTATAGTATCCCCAAGAGGGATAATGAAATTATACATATTAATTTACCCTGTGTCAATAGAAAAAGAAATATAATTTAATTTATTTTATATGTTGACAATATTAGCAAAGGTGTGCTACTATTACAATTAAATCGAATCACTATGGAAACAACCATGTTTACATTTGAGCAACTTAAAGGTCCAAACGGCAAAGTAAGAACTAAAAGTTTATTCTATGAACTATCTTACTACGATCCAAAGCATGCTATCTTTACAACTAAAGAACAGGATATAGTTGCTCACGGTGTAAAGTATACATCACTTCACCAGCTATACTTGTCAATGGTTCCTCACGATCCAACGGAGTATGACTTTGCTCAAAGGGTCTTTGGTTCATGGGATGTATGGGATACAATAACTAAAGCTCCTCAGGTAAAGCCTCATGTTACCCGTTGGAGAAATGAAGTTGAGATTAAAGTTAAGTCTCAGGCTATACAAGCCATAGCTTTAGAGATGAAGGAGGGTGGACGTAGTTCTTTTTCAGCAGCCAAACTACTTCTAGAAAAAGGTTGGTTAGATAAAGACAACAGTTCACAAGCTAAGAAGAAATTAGCTGTTAAAGAGCAAGAAGACCAGAATAAACAAGCTTTAGCTCTTTTGTCAGAAGATGCTCACAGGTTAGGTATTAAGGTAAACTAATGGCAAAGAAACCTACACTTACTTCTATTAGTTCTGGCTATGCCTCGACTACAACCCTTAATGACAACTTTACAGCTTTAAGAGATTCCTTTGACAACACTTTGTCGAGGGATGGTTCAACCCCTAACACAATGAACGCAGACATAGACCTTAACGGAAATGATCTGTTAAACTTAGGGGGTATTTACGTTAATGGTCAAAACGTATTTAATCTCCTAGACAATGTCACAATTAGTACATCGGCCCCTTCAGGTGGTAATGACGGTGACATTTGGTTTAAATTATCATCCTAGAAAAGGAAGTAACTCATGTCTGCTTTATCAGATCACGCAGAAAATCTAATACTAAATTTTTTAATGACTTCGGGTACAGCTACCCGTCCTACCGCATGGTATGTAGCTTTATATACAGTAGCTCCGTCAGATTCAGGTGGTGGAACTGAAGTTTCAGGTAATGGCTATAGCAGACAAACTGTAGCTTGGGATACAGCCACAGGAACAGGTGGTACAACTGATAACACAGGTGTTGTGTCATTTACAGCAACAGGCGGTAACTTTGGTGAAATCGTAGCTATTGGTATTCATGACGCTTCATCAGGAGGCAACTTGCTTTGGCATGGAGCTTTGTCAGCTAACAAAACTGTAAACGATGGGGATACCTTAGAGTTCGCAGCAGGTGCTATTGACCTAACTATTGCATAAGGGTTTATAAATGGCCGTTCTTAAAAATAGGGCAAAGATGTCCACCAGTACAACGGGTACTGGAACCATTACGCTTGGCAGTGCTGAGAGTGGTTATCAGACCTTTGCTGATGCTGGTGTAGCAAACGCAGATGTAGTAAGGTACGTCATAGAAGATACGGGCGGTGCATTCGAGATAGGCACAGGCACCTATACAAGCTCTGGCACTACCCTTACACGAACTGTAAGCGAAAGCAGCAACTCAGACGCAGCTATTAATCTTAGTGGTTCAGCTACTGTATTCATTGGTGCTACTGCTGAGGATATACAAAACTTCGTAGCCAGCACTGGTACAGCGACTGCACCTAATGACAGTGTAAGTATTGCGATTGGTGGTCAGGCTGTGGCGTCTGGTACAAATTCCATTTCGTTGCAGCGATCTAATAGCTCTGGCCTCGATAGTATAGCTGCGGCCATAGGTAACACGACAAGTTCTTATGGCGCTCACGGCTCTAATTCAATTTCGATTGGCGCTCTGTCAAAGGCTACAGCCCTTGCAGGAACGGCTGTTGGCTATGGAGCCAATTCTACCCATACAGGGTCGAGTGCTTTTGGAACTTCGGCTACTACGACAGCAAATAGTCAGGTTGCTTTAGGCGGCTCTGGGTACACCGTAAGAATATCAGGTGCATATAACTTGCCTACATCTGATGGCACTAACGGACAAGTATTAACCACAAACGGATCAGGTTCTGTTACTTTTGCAGATGCTGGCGGTGGCATAGGAGGCAACACAGGCGTTGACTTTAACGATAATGTTAAAGCAAGATTTGGAACTGGTAACGATTTTGAGATTTATCACGATGGCACAACTAACAAGTCTCACATCACGGAAAGTGGAGCAAGTCATCTAATAATACAAGGTCAAGAAATACAATTTGATAATGCTGCTGGTACTAGTCTTTTAAATATGAGCGCAAGTCAGATTGAGATGTTTCATTCTGGGAATAAAAAGTTAGAAACAACGTCATCTGGCATTCAAACTACTGGTACAGTCAATGTAAACAATGCTTACACTCTACCAACCTCAGACGGCTCAAATGGACAAGTGCTTACTACAAACGGTTCTGGCGCTGTCACGTTTGCAGATGCTGGCGGCGGTGGTGGTGCTGACCTCTATATTGCTAATCCTGTAAGCGCCACTGACCCAACGG